CACCCCAGATTTGGGACAAGGAAGAGGTCAACCCTTCCTCGGCGGTGTCGTGATACTCGCCCGCGATGATGACGTTCGGAATCCGGAACACGCGAGCCAGGTCTTCCGCTCCAAGAACCGCGACCTGCGAATACTTGAAGAGATCGACCAACGTGGAGTGGTAGAAGAGAACCTCTGCCACTTCGCGAGTCAGAATCATCGTATTGGCGTCGATCCCCGAAGCATCGCGCAGTGCGGTCCGCTGTGTTTTGATGTCAGTGATCGGCGTTCCGCCTGCGTCCCACTTCGTGGAGGGCGTTGCGCTTCCAACCGACCCATCGTCAACCAGAGCCTTCACTTCCAGCTCGTGGTTATAATGGATCACAGACATGGCGCGACGGATAGCCGCCTGGTCAGCGTCAAACTGGGAGCGGTATTTCTTGCGCTCCGTGTCGTCGATTTTGACGGCATGGCCCTTGTCCTCACAGTTGTAGGTGTCACTCGACAGAGTGATGGAGCTGTGAGTGTAAGGCGTGCCTGGCGCACGCATGATGTTGGTCGGACGGCGAAGCAGGTTCTCTTTCGAGAAGATCGGATACTTGGCCGCCTGCTCACCAGTGCGGAACATCGGAGCCAGCGCATGGCCAGCCCATTGAGTGCCATCATTCCAGTGCTCATACGCAAGCTGCGACAAGACTGGATTGAAGGTTGCGGTAGTGCTTACAGACATTGTTTATTGTCTCCTTTTCTCAGGTAAATGGTTAGGACGCAGCCATGAGGTCATGCGCAATGAGAACATCGAGGATGTCGTTGATGGCGGAGCGGGCCTCAGCGTCTTGAGTTGCTCCACCGGAAGGATCAGCGATGAAGGTGCTTTCGGCAGCCTTGTGCTCAACGGTGTGCGGGATGGCAAGGAACCGCTGATCGTCAGCCGTGTTCCCCTGGTAGAGCGAGCGGCCAAGGACGATCCCTGAGCCAGCGCTTCCAACGGGCGCCACTTTGCCTCCAGCCGCCGCGATGAACTTGCCGCCCTTGGCGATCACGCCATTGGCAACGAATCGAGCGGTGCCAGGCTGGCCCAGCAGGCGGATTCGGACATATTCAGAATCAGCAGAAAGGCGGCCCTCATAGGTGCCGATTGCATTTGCTGCGGTGGCCAGAATCTTGCAGGTGTCCTCGGCGGTGCCGAGCTCCACAAGGTAGCCTTCCTTTCCGCTGAGTTGGCCCGCGGTCTCCTCCTTGAGAGTGATATAGGGGCCTTCAGTTACTCCAGTAGTGTTCATGGTAGTCTAAAGTCGTTGTTGTTTGTCGGTTAGTTTTTGGACGACCGATGAGCCTGGAGAATGGCCTGGGTCGCTTCGATTTGAAGCGCTGCGCCTTCCTGACCGAGCCCCATTTGGGTGTGATAGTCCTGGTAAGATTGGGTTCCCATCTGGCGGATGGCATCGCCCACATTTTTGGCCTTGCCTGCCTGCACGAGATCGCGAGCACGTTCGAGCAGCGATTTGTCGCTATCGTCGATATCCTCTGCGGGGCCGGCCTTGGCCGCCTTCACGACGGGCTTTTCCAAGTCAGAGGCAGGAATGCGATTCATGATCGCCTTGGCCGTCTCGGGGCTGGATAGGAACTGCTCGCGCATCGAGGCCTTGAAATCCTCATCCTTCGGCTTGATGCGCCCGGCCTTTACGTGCTCCTCGATGAAAGCATCAGCTTGAGCTTCCTTCATGGCTTGCACTTGCGCCAGGGCGTCTTCTTTCTCCTTCTTAGCGGTTACGAGGGCCGCTTGAAGGTCCTTGTCTTGCTCTTTGGAACGGGAGGCGGTGATATGCTCGGCAATCATCGCCGCGGCCTTCTCAGGATCCTTGGCTTGCTCTGCGGTAATCACCCCCAGCTCCACGAACTTGGTTAGGTCCATTGGTTTCTGTGTTGGTGGTTGCTTGGGTTCTTTCGCAGCCCTCTTGGCGGCGATAGATTCGATGCTCTCGAAGGCCGGATCGCTCACCAGCCCGCCGATTGCTTTGCTTGATGGGTGTAGCCCTAACGGTTTACCCTCCGGGGAGAGGAGAAACTCAGGGGAGAAAAATTGAAGCTCTTTGTCTTGGATCGATTGCTTGGCCGCCGTGGTCCATTCGGACTCACAGATGAGCCCTCGCTCTTCATCCCAAAGGAAACGTTTAGGATGGCCCGCCGCTCGGCCTCCCTCATGCAGGTAATCGAAGAACGGGGGAACGTTTTGCGCTTGAAGGGCCTCGAGGTCCGCCTGGAAGACCTTCTCGATGCCGGCTTCCACAACCACCTCACGAGTGGCGGTCTGACCGTTCACTTTGGCCGTGATCGTGTGCCGCCCTTTGGGAAGATACTGGATCAGCCTTTTCGGCTCTTTGGAGTCGGACGCAATGAGTGCCGTCGCAAATCCAGCCTGAATGAGATCGCCCTGCATGGTATCTCCCACCAAGGACTGAAAACAACCCTGCGGAAAGGCTGGCAAATGGGCGTTGCTCGGCCTACCATCTCAAGAATGAGCGACTCTCAGTATTCAGGAGCCCGAATCAAATTTCGCTGCGGTGAGAAGGATTATGATATCAAGGTTAAGGAAGAAGACGCTTCCATATCCATTGACCAAGAAGTCTGCTACAAGGATGAGGATGGCATTTATTATTCACTGACAAGGGACAACGATGGCAACGATGCTCTCCGGTATTGTGCCGTGCCTGACGCAATAGTAGAGCTAAGGTTGAAGGCAAAGATTGAAGATCCTCGCTCACTTCTTCTGAGGGCCCCCGAGACAGTGGATGTCACTATCGAACTGGCAGGGTCGGAAATCTTGGGCCATTTAAAATCGGTCTGTTCAGATGGCCATATCGAGGTTGTTGCCCACACTCCCACTAAAATCCGAGCGTTTGAGCTGCCTGCTGGTTGGAGGCGCCCCAAAGACTGGACCCCCCAGATGCTGATGCCATTGCCATCTGAGTGTGGGGAGTGGGCGACGGGCTAACGAGCAAGTTCAGAGTTGACCGACAAAATCGGAGCTCAACTCTGAACTTGACGATTCGGTGGCAGGACATTCGCGAATGTCTCAGTTTTCGGTCCCGTAAACAGTTTACCAGAGCCAAATCGTTTAACGTCAACGGACGTCAGAGAGCCCCTTCCAGCTCCCGAGCCATCGCCTTGATGAAAGGCTCAAGGAAGACGTCATCCACCGGGAGAGCCCCTGGCCATTTTGGATGTGTCACCGAGCGCTTCAGCGCGTAGGCGGTCTTCGCCGGCGTGCCCTTCCGCTCGACGAACATCAGCACGTCTTTCCCGCGTGGCCGAAAGAGGCGGAATCCCGTGACTCGCTCGAACTGCTTCGTTGTGCGGCCATGCGCTCGGGGATCGATGGGAATCGTCAGCCATGGATTGCCTCGTATCGTGCCTCCCTCCACCTTGTGGCGGAAGTGAGGGTGAGCGTTGACGATGATGGCTTTGTCGGATGAGATCGGACCGCGAGCCCATGCCCGAGTGACATCCCTCGGCCATTGCGTGCGGGTTCGGCCTGCTCCCCAGGTGGGCAGAGCGTGGTTGAACCATCCTCCCGCCGAATCAAACTGGCGGTGATAGTCTTGGACCCCCTCAACGGCAGCCTGGGCGCCGACCGCGTTCAGGTCCCGCCTCTCCTCCGGGCCTAGCAGGTTAAGCAGTCGCTGGAGGCCTGGGGTGGCGTAGTCTTCAAGATGGAATGTGACACCGACGCTCACTTGGCTGGCAAATCGAGGGCCTTCTGTCCCGCGCCTGCCAACATTGCGGTTCCCACCGCTCGAACCATCGCCTCCTCCAGTGCGCCGGTGTTGAGCTCAAGGTCAGGGATCGTGGCCGCAGCCTCAACCAGCACTCGCTCAAACTCTGCCGGCGTGGCTTTACCTTCCAAGGCCATCGTGACAAGCGGACGAAAGAAATCAGCGGCAGGTTCGAGCCATTCCTGTGCGACATTGGGAACCATGGCCGCGACATTCTCTTGAAGGGCCTCCAGTGTCGCCGTGTTGAGCGTGGCCGCCGCTTTGACATGATCGCCCTGCCTGGCCCTCTGCGCAGTTGTCTCACCTCCTCGGGGCTCCTCCTCGCCTTCTAAATTGAATGGAGCCCGACCCGACTCCGGGCCGGGTTGCGGCTGAGTTCCTGGCGTGACCCCATCTGCATCGCCTGGGTCGGGCTCCGGATTCACCAGCGATGGGGAAGATGATGGGGTGAAAAGCTCCTCGCCGTCTTCTGGCATCCTCACGCCATGACGATCATAGATATCCTTGATCGCGACGGGTAGACGCATGGATCCCGAGAAAAGCTTCTCGTCTCGCTCCACCTTTTTCAGCGCATCCTCATCGTCGGGCCAGTCCGGTTGGATGTAGGGCAGCTCTTCTGCGTCTGGATAGTTTGCCCGGATAACCGCGGGAACCAGTTGGAAATTGAGGATCTCAGCAGCAAAGGCCACCGCGGACTCAATTCGACTGCGGCGAATAGACTCGTGCACATCGCCGAGTGCACGGCTGCCGGAGTCTCCAACGTCACTGGTCAGCGTCTGGCCAAGGATGAACTTCGCGACGGCATTGTTTGCCATCGTGATGAGTTCCTTCTGTGGCAGAGATTGAGCCCCGGATGGAATCGGTGTGATGTCAATCTTCGTGCCATCGGGGCCGGACGCCCATCCGGCGGTGCCGATGTTCTGGAGTGCATTGTTCAGCGCAATCCTCGCTTGGTCATCGCCTTCGCGGTAGGTGCCGAATCGGAAGGGAACACCGAAGACCTGGCCATATTGAAGGAACCACTTCAGCCCATAGACGGCAGCGATCCAGTAGGGAACAAGCGCACGGAGAGGAGCCGTCTGAAGAGTGCCGCCGCGGTGCCACCGTTTCTCGCCCACCAGGAACTTGTTGGGGTCGAATTGAACCAGCTTGTCGGCCATTCTTCCATTCGGAGAAAACAACACCTGATCAATCTCGCTCCCATGGCGAGGATAGCGGTAGAAGATCGGCGAGAGCTCCTCGGTGTCAGTTGGCAGCCAAAGCCCATCAAAGACACCCCAGTGAATTTCTCTGATTGTCAGCCCATAGAAATACCCCATCGCCAGCTCTCGCACCGTGCCATGCCATCCCATCCGCCGAGTGTTGGCCATAGGCCGCATCGATCGCTTGAGCTTCTGGATGATCGACGCTTTATCCTCAGCAGTAGGAGTAGGCTCTTCCCCCTCCTCTGCGAATGGTTGCACTGCCAATGGTGCCCGTGCGGCCTCATCGCAGACCTGATTAAGGGCCTGGCCAAGATCCGGCCAGGTGCCCACCATGATATTGAAGAGATTGTCCTGCTCGAGGGGATCGCCGTTGATGGCGCCCTTGAGGATCCGAGCGACTTCATCAGGCTTGAGGATCTGCTCAAAACGTTGCCAAACACGATCATTCGCCAACGGCATGACGACGTTGGAGTTCAAACCGAAAGACCGCGAAGGTGTTCTCCTTACGGCCCTTGATCGTGTTGTGCGGATTCCCATGGCTAACTGCCGCTCGCTTTCTTCGCTGCGGGTTTATTCGGCGGCCCGTCTGAGACTCCCTTGGGCTCATCCCCCTTCTTGTCCGATTTTAGAGGGATGACTTCGGGGCCTTTCTTCTTGGACTCTTCGGCCTGCTTCTTGGCCTCCTCTTTCTTCAAGACCTGCTCGGTGATGTGCTCCTCTTGGAGCTCAATCTCATACCTCCGCAGCTGGTCCTTAATCTGCGCAACATCCTCCACGATGTCATAGTGATGCTTTTTGAGGTGGCGCGAAAGTGCCGCGTGAATGATGTGGATCTGATTCGGAGTGAGTTTGATTTCTGGTTGCTTCATTTTGATGGGGTGGGGAAATAATCAAGGAGCGGCATCGGCCCACTCCTGCGCCAGATCATCGGCGAGAGTGACGCTGGAAAGATCCGGAGCAAACGTCGCCGCATACGCTGGCACCTTCTCCCATGGATCAAACGTGACCGCGCCAGAGCCTTCCAAGGCCTGCACCTGAGCGGCGTGGCGAGTGAATAACAGAGCCGCTGATGCCGGATCGACATTGAGAAGCGCTTCCACTTCGGCCTTGTCTCGTGGGTTCTCTGGAGTTCCCCAGACCTTTCGGAATGCTTCGCTCAGTGAATGCTCCAGATTGACGAGAACGTTATCTGAGGCGCTCACTAGAGCTTCCATTTCAAGCTCCACCGAAGTCTTTTCGGGCGGGACTTCCTCTTGCGTGATTTTGTTTAGTGTTGGCATGAGTGTTACGCACTAGTGACGGTTTCCCAAGCAGATCCGGTGTAAACCGCCAATTTGCTCAAAGTGGAGTCGTAAACCACCATCCCCGCCGTCGGTGACGCGATTGCGTTTTTCTGCGTGGTGGTCATGCGCGGAGGCATGAAAGCTTTCGTTGTAGACGTTAGGTCTAGGAGGGCGTTAGCGTTCGGCGCGCTCGTGCCAAAGCCCGCGTTGCCGCTGGAGTCGATAGTAAACGCCGTGGTGTCCCCCATTACGATTTCTAATGGGCTCGCGGTTGACCCGCCGGGAGTCGTCCATGAGTAAATCCGATTTTTCCCACTCTCAGCCCCAACCACCAGCGCTGAAGCCGTGGCGCCTGTTCGGCTAAAGGCCGCGTAAACGTTGTCAGCATCACTGACATGTAATTTTCGACTCGGTGCCGAAGTGCCAATACCCAAATTCCCGCCCAAAGGATTCAACACCAACGGCAACGCGCTCGTTCCATCACCTGCTTGAATGCCTTGGGCGTTGTTCGCGCTGTTGGCATAGCCAAGATACAGCCCATAAGGCGTAGCGTTGTTGCTTCCCAGGATCTTGACTACTGCGTCAGTGCTCGCATCTGAAACGCTGGACCACGTGTTGGTGGCTTCGTCATGCTTTACGGTGAGCTTGTTAGGTGGCGCGACGCCATAGCCAACTGACACATTGCTATTTGCGCTAATTCTCAACAACTCATCCGAGGCAGTAGCTGCGGAAGCGGTTGAATCAGGGTCTACGCAAAAAATTAAATCCCCTAATCCATTAGAGCCAGTCTCTATATGGGCGATAAATGATTTATATGACGTGTAGTCCGTTCCGGCTGCGGTAGAAAATTTAATGCCCGCTAGATCCCCCGTGGTGGAGCGGTTGTCGCGAATAGCTAAAAACGTCCCCCCTGATCCCCCCCACAGATCGAGCGGGTTTTCGGGTCCAGTGGTGCCCCCTGTCCCGATGCCGATGTTGCCGCTGCTTAGAATGGACAAATGATTGTTCGCCCCATAGCCAAGATTGAGCGTCGTGCTCGCCTCATCCCAGCGGATCCTGCCAACGGTCGTTCCGTTGTTATTGTCGAAAAGGATGTCGGCGGTCGCGGCGGCGCTGTTGGCGTCGGTGTCAGCCTTGAGAGTGAGGGATGCGTTGCCGGTGTTGTTCAGCGAGAAGGCGCCGTATCCAACAAGGGCCGTATCGCTGGATGTGCCTAAAGTGGTCGTTGTGCCGGATCGCTGAAGAACGACGCTCCCTCCAATCCTGACGTATCCGTTGATATCGACGCCAAACTTCTCGGAGGTTCCGATATCGAGACGCTGGAGGAGGCTCCCGGCAGCACTGGCGGTATCCGTGACGTCCAGATAGATTCCCTGGTAGGTCGTCCCTGAGTCCGTCCAGGTGTCCGTCAATGCGTCGAGCTTAACCGGCGTGGGCATGGCAAATTAAATGGAGTGCGTTATCACTGGGATTCAGTTTCCCACGCGGCGTTCAAGGTTTCACCAACGGTAATAGTGGAGCCGTCCACGGCGACTTCGTAAGGCGTTGCCAATTGCCAGTCTGCCACATCCTCAACCATTTGGTTGGTTAGCAGGTATTGCATCGCCGCCGCGTGGCGAGAGGAAAGCGCTAACCAATTGTCAGCCCCAAGCGCTTCGAGTTTGGCCACGAGCGCGTCACGGTCCTCGACGTTGCCAGGTGTTCCCCAGAACGCGGTGAAGCCCGAGAGGATTGCGGACACGTAACGTTGCGTTGCTAACGCCTCATCGTTGAGTGCGCGTTGCGCGGCATCTTGCGCCTCGGTGCGCGTTTGCGCTTGCGGGTCGAATACGGTTTTCGCTTTCATTTTATGAGAGTGCTACGGTTCCGCTTCTGACAGTCCCGTCGGAGCCTTTGAGTTTAAATGTGAGAGTTGTGTTGTTGGTCGCCTCAATGCAAAGGTCTCCGTTTGCGCTTGGCGTCAGGGAACTAGACGGACGAAGGAAGATGTCGCCCCAAGGCGCCGATGTCTCGCCTAAATCCATTCCCCCTGCCGCGCTGGGTTGAAGATTGGTATTTTTTAGAATCATTTTATCCGACCCACCCTGCCCGAAAATCAGACCGGTGTTGTCACTGTAGTCTAGAACCTTAACGGTGCCATTGGACCCCGCTCCGATCTGGATATTGCGCAAAGAACCCGTTCCCGCTGCCTCGGTGCTGATTTTCAGGAAATTCGTATCCCACCCGATGCTGAGACGCTCGTAGTTCGAGCCGTCGGTGTAGGTGTTGTAGAGCCTGGTCTCCTGCGGGTTCGTGCCGTTCCGCTGCTCCAAGATATTGGCTGACGGGCCATACAGTTTTGCATTTCCGAATGCCCCGCCGATGCCGAGTGTCGAGACAATATTAAGGGAAGAGAGGAGCGACGCACCTCCACCATAGAGCCGCACAGCATAACTGCCAGATCCGAGAACCTGGGCCGCTCCGCCTGCAGCGGTTAGGTCAATAATATTGTTACTGTAAATTCTGCCCGCTTCATTTCCAACCGCACCAATAACAGTTCCCGCCACATTAGGCACCAGCGCATTTCCTGCGCCTGCGCCCCAACCGGTGATGCCGCCGCCGGCCAAGTCGAGAATTTGAAGGGTGCCAGCCTTGTTGAAGGCCAGCGAAATCGTGTCAGCGTTGGTGTCGTGGTGAATCCCCCAATCATTGGCGTTCGGGTATTCGGTCAACGATGCCGGCGCCGCGCTCGATGTCTTTTGATTGGCGCGGCCGATATAAATTCTGCCCGCTTCATTCCCAACCGCACCAATATCAGTCCCCGCAACATCAGGCACCAGCGCATTGCCTGCGCCTGCGCCCCAACCGGTGATTCCGCCGCCGTCGAAATCGAGAGCTTTGATTGAGCCGCCTCGATTCACCGTCAAATACAACTTATCAGCGCCACTGTCGTAGTGAATGCCGAAATCTTTATCCGTAGGGTATTCGGTCGTTGTGGGAGTCGTGGCGGTGGTGGTCTGTTGCCGAAGAACCCCGCTAAAGGCTACGCTCCCCGCCGCCAGGGTCGTAACTGAACCTGCGTGTTGAATGACTGTCTCTCCCCCAATCTGGATATATCCGTTCTTATCGACGCCGAACTTTTGAGATCCCCCTACAGATAGCCAAAATAAGAAGCTATCTGATTGAGAAGCCGTATCTGTGACATCTAGCTTGATCCCACGATAGGAAATCCCTGCATCATCCCAGGTATCCGTGAGATTTGAAACCAAGACAGGAAGGCCCATGGATAAACTGTGTTCTTAGAGACTGCCGATGTCACTTGGCTGAAATGGTCGCTAAAAGAAGATCTCGGCCTCTTGCCGGAAGTCGGCCCTTGGAACGGTGATCCCCTTCGCGCGGTCGGCGGTGATAACTCCGGGATCGAAGGACGTGGAACAGGCAATGCATCCCATGATCGCATCTCCGCGGTCAGGAGACGTCAGGCCCCGGGCTTTCATGTCTGGCTTGGACTCGGCCCACAGAAGCGCTTTGTCGTCTCCTCGCTTTACCTTGTAAGCGATGCGGCGGCTGGTCAGCTGATCGAAGGCAGAAGGGTCGATGCCCTCGAAGTGGTAGAGATTGCGGCGGATCTCACGGGCGCCGGTGAACCATATCTCAGAGCCTCGATTGTAGTAGTGGGGATCATTGGCGGGGTCGCCGTTGTCCACTCGATTGATGGCCCAGCCGCGCTCTCGAAGGGCGTCAATCATCACATGACCGAGCCCCGAGTTGTCCCCGTAGATTTGGCCAGGAGAAAGACCGTGCTCCTCGAAGAGATGAATGAAGCGGTCGCACGCCTGCATCGTGTCGAAGTCATACCAAGCGTCAGCCAGGGTGATTCGGTTGCCGTTCTTCACTGCCAGGACGTTCTCATCCCCGCCGGCGGCGAAGTCGCAGAAGGCAGTCTTCGCGCCCGCGAATGGGATGTTCTCGGGGGAGGCATCGAGGGCCTGGCGTAGATCGTCAGGGGAGAGGATGACTTCATTGCCGAGCGTCGTGAAATCGGCGTAGTGCATCGAGCGAACCAACGGCGAGTTCTTCCCGTAGCGCTCGCAGTCCTGCTCAAACTTCCCGGGAGTGGCTTTCTCGATGTGGGGGCAGTCCCAATAGGTAGCGCGGACCTGATAGAAGTAGTGCTTCTCCGAATGGAAGCAGCGGAAGAACTGTCCGGAGTCCGGGCCAGGGGAGGAAACGAAGAGCTGAAACTGCCTCGTGCACCGGTCCACTGCCTGGAAGGTTTCCTCGGGGACGTTCTTGGCCTCATCGACGATCCAGAAAACAGGATCGACTTCCGCCGAGACCTTCGGGTGCCAACCCTCTGCACGAAAGCCGTCGTCGGTGGAGAATCCGATGGCCTGGCCGCCTTCTAGGGTCCGGAGCTCCAGCTCGTTCCATGTCCAATCGGGGAAAAGCGGACGGAATCGCTTCAGTGCTGGCCAGAGCTGATGTTTGACCTGTCGGAAGGATCCTGAGGTGATCGGCACCCATCCACGAGGATAGCGGTTGAGAAACCACAGAATGAGCGGCGCCACGATCATCGTGGTTTTCCCTGATCCGTTGGCGGCTCGGACTGCCGTCCTGCGGCCCTGCCCTACAGCCTCAAGGGCCTCGATATTCCACTCATAGAGATCGAGCCCCAGACGCTTGAACGCAAACTGCGAGGGAGATAGTTGAGTGGGGATCATCCCTCACTGTGCGTGATGCCATCTCCGTTTACCGGTTTCATTCCACGGTTCACCTTCTGAAACTTCCTCACGAAGTCGTCTTCTTCCTTTTTGGTTCGTTCCTCGACGTTCACGACGGTCGTTGTGTTGGAAACCATTTGCACGTCGGGCTTGGCGTAGACTTCGGGTTTTCGGGCCTTCAGCAGGAAGGTCAGAAGCCCGTCTGAGTATTCCTTGACGGTTCCGACTTTCTTCCCTCCCTGGTAGACGGGTTTATCATTCCCCTCAACTGCGCGGCGGTAGGCTTCTCTTTCCATGGCTGGAATATCGCGAGCATCTCGCTGTGCCCTGTAAAGGGATCGCAATTCCGGATCCTTCTCGACATGCCGATAAAAAGTTGCCGGGTGGATTCCTTCTCTTTCAACCGCAACGTGAGTCCCTTGGCCGGCGTCGATGCGCGACAAAACGCGATCAAAGAGAGCGCGGCTGAATTTCTTCTTGGCTGGCATTGGATTGTGTCTCCTCGCTTTCTTTGTTGGGCTTCGATTTCCCCGCCTTGCTGGCGGGTTTCTTGGTCTTCGTGTGAATGACCTTTCCGTCTTTGAGTGTGTAGTGTCCCATGGCGTTGTCGGTTGGTGGAAGGTGGCGCCCAGTTTGTAGGCTTGTAGTAGATTCCCGAGGAGTGGTTAAAATCCGTCTGAGGGAGAGATTCTTGGTGAGGGCGGGGGATTCATGCGGCGTCCTCCTTCTGTTGTTCTCGCTCGCGCTCTTCTCTGGTTTTGAACCTGACTGCCTTTGGACCGAACACGGCGAGATCGCCCATCTCCTGTTTCAGGTGAGCTCGCTCCTCTTTGTTGAGCACTGAGAGCGAGATTTTGAGCCTCTCATTGAGTGATGGCTTTCTTCGGTTGCTGCCTTTGGCCGGTTGTTCTCTGGCGACGAGTTGAAGTGATTCGGCCTCAGCGCGGGAAACATCTTGCTGGTCGATGAATGAGTTGAATCCGTAGGGAGGCCAGGGAGTGGAGAAGCCGCCGATTTCTGGGGAGTTCATGTAGCCGGCCCAATATTCGTAATCGCTTTTTAGCCTGACGTTTCCTTCTTCCATGACGTGCCGGGGCCGCTTGTCGATGGCGCCCGGGTTCCGCACGACCCTGGCGGCTGGGAAGGCTTCGAGAACAACCGGCTCCATTCCTTGGCGCCATGATCCGTAGCCGTAAGAGGTGGCCACGTTCGTTCTGAAGATCAGTCGAAGGCGTGCTTCGCTGCGGATGTCGGTAATGTCGCCCTCGTTGACGATATCGGGGAGTCCCATTCGCTTGGTGTTGATCCCTTCCCGAATGGCGAGAGCTCGCATTTCCTCCACGAACTGAGCCATGCCAGCGGCAGTCAGTTCACCATTCTCATCGCGGTTCCGCTCGAGGAAATTCAGGATGAAGACTTTGCCTCGCTTGAGGAAAAACTCATTCTCAACGCGGGAGGAGAAGAAGGCCCTTTCCCTGACATCGACGTCCTGGGCGGCCCACGTGGAAGAGTCCCACGGTCTACCTGTGGGGATTCTCTGCCGGAGCTTGTCTAGAGCTTCGGCGAATGGAACTGGCTCAGTGAGCGGCACATCCTAAAGAAACCGCCAAAATGGATGGCGGGGAACCTCTCTAACTGGTCGCCTCCTCGAGGTATTCTTGGAGCGCGGGCATGATGGGCGCGAATTCCTCTCGCATGTTCAGAGCGTCGATCTGCCTGATCACCCGGGAGATGATCGCTGTGGCGCTTGGCTTGCCCTCTGAGGGATCTTCCAGGGGAGCGGCGGGGACTTGTCCCTCTTCGGCCTTGTAAGCCTGCCATTTCTCGTGCGTGCGCTCGCAGAGGATAGGCTTTCCGTCTTTGCCTTTGATTCCCCAGAGCAGGCGATACCCAAAGTCCCGAAGACGGCGGGCCAGGGTGGGGTCGGTGGTTTCCATGGCGACTTCGATGCGGTCGCCAGTGACTTGGTGATCTCCGCAGACGGATCCGCGGAAAAGGTATCCGCCCGAGTATCGGCACATCTCGACATCCTCGACGGTGACATCGACGGTTGTCTTCTTTGCCTTGCCCGATCCAGCGAGGGAATGAGAGTCGAGAATGTTCCGCATGGAACGCCACTCCTCACGGTCGATCACCTCTCCTACTTCATCAAAAGTTTCACACTGTGAAAAATACGGTGAATTTGCCAGTGAGATGAAACGATGGGCGGAAGTCCGGTTGAGTCCCTTGGCGAGTTTGGCAGCGTCAAATTGCCCGTGACGACAGAGATGCTTCAGCGCGATGAGATCGCGGCCCGCCTGCACCGAGGCCCAAACTTGAGCCCTGAGCCCGCCTTCCCGAATCTCGGCGAGGTGATTCTCCAGGCTCTGTTTAAGAGCTTCGGCCTGATTTTCGGATTGATCGACAGTGGCAGCCTGCACGACCAAGACTCTACCTCATAAGGCAATGAGTGGGCAAGGTTTTTGTGTTTTGATAGAATCTGCGCCAATATGCGCGAATGTTATTCAATGTGCGCTAGGCGCTTTCTTTACTGAGATGCTCGAGCAGGCTTTTTAGGTTCACCAGCCTCTGGCTGACTCTGCCGCTTGGCCCGGTCATCACGTAGGACGTGACCGGGGCATTCTCCCCCGTGATGAGTTTGAGGATAGCGTAGCGGGAAAGCCCGGAGTAGGGGCATCGCTCTTTCCTCCGCGGAAGTCGAACGTAGGCCGGATGGTTCATGGCTATTCGAGGGCTGGGTCGGTCGTGACGACGGAGTAAACCCCTCGCTGGTCTCTCTGGCGGGAGTAAAATGCGAGCACCTTGCCGGAACCGCGAGAGAACTGAGCTCCGGACTCTTTCCGCCGAGGCACATCATTTACGCAGACGGTGGTCTTGTTGAGATCGCCAACCGTGCCCGTCCGGTGGCTGATGTTCTGCAATGTCACCGAGGCGGCTGGGTTCTCGATCCTTACGGTTTCCGACTTTGAGTCAGAGAATAGATTGGCCGCGAGATAGCAGTAGGCACCATCGATGCTGAGTCGGGAAGCGGTTCGGTCATCGGGGATGAGAACGCACGGTGCCGCGGAGTCTATTCCTCGGGGAGGATTGTGTTCGAGGTGTGCTTGGCTCAATCGTCCGCACGTCCGGGATGAGAGGATGATACAAGGCTGGCGGAAGACTGCCTGGCGCCCGTTCCAGTGATGCACGGTGAGGTTCCTGATGTCGAAATTGAGCCCATGGACATTCATCCCGATGGCATTGGGAAATTTGACGTTCGGCGAGTGAATCCAGATCTTCTCGAAGACGACGGTGTTGACCTGCGGGAGGTGATTGGCGGGCGTTGGATCGTTGTGCTCGTGATGCTGTCTTGTTGGGCCGCCGATTCCGTAGCCGGAATAGTTGCTGACGCTCACATAGCGCACCGTGGAGCACTCTTGCAGTCCGCTTTCCCACATGATCCCAGATACAGGCCTTTGAGGCTTGAGCGGGCAGACGATCGCCACGTTCGATACTCCGCATTGAAACCCCTCGTCCGGGTTGGGCCCGAGTCGTTTCTTCTCGTAGCCGATCTCAACGACTGGCGTCGTGCCTTGCGGGAAATGCTCGGTCTTGATGTGGTGAGAGGTGTCGAATTCCCAATGCACTGAATCGCACCAAAGGCGGGATCCAAACCCAATCCCGCTGTAACCTTGAAGGATAACCTTGCGGCCATCGCCTCGAATTGGCCGGCAGATGGGAATGTTGCCCTTCGGGAGTTTCAGCTCTCTGGGGAAGGTCACGCCATAGCCGTCGTTGGCCTGGATGGCTTCCTCGATGATTCTGCTGTTGTATTCGGCATCGTGTTTCCTGGCGATGCGCGGATCGACAAACGTGCGGACCGGCAAAACGTCGCTGGTCTGATGTCTCCGCATCCTCTCCTCAAAGAGAGAATCAAAGAATGCGGAGGTCGCTTTAAGATACTGCTCTGGAATGTTCATGTTTTTTCTCTCGGAAATAGATTCTCTTCACGCGGTCCATTGCCTGCGCGTCGGTTAGTTGGTATTGATTCTTACAATACCAAAAAGAGGCCCTCACTTGGTTGGCGGTTTTCTCGATTCCACGACAGGCGAACCAGACAGACCACTGCTCACATGTTTTCCCCAAAATCTTTTTGTAACGGTCCCGGGGATCGCCAGACAGTTTCTTCCCATTCTTCCACCGCCATCTCACGGTGTCGCGATGCAGCCCGTGGCGCCGCGCAAACTCCGACAGAGAGCATCCATATTCTTCAAAGAATGATCTATTCATGTAACTCATAGCTTTAATTTCCAGTTAGGTTTTCTTCGATTGAAGTCATGCATTGAAGTGCTGGCTCAAAGGCGGCCAGTATTTCTCTGCCTAACTTCGTGGGGATCATCTTGCACTTTGGGCCAGGGAGCCGGCGGAAGAATAGTTTCGCCTGGACGCTATCTTCCGCAGCCCGGATGGCGTTGCTGATCGTTGGTTGTGTTCGGTTGAGTTTGGCGGCTGCCTTTCTCACGCTGCCTAATTGGGCGACGACTGCGACCACGCAGAGCTGATTTGGCGCAAGAATCCTCATGCCTTAATTCGGTAGAAGGTTTCCGGGATGAGGGATTCAGCGGCCTGGGTGGGATCAATGATCCACGTCCTCCCTTCCCGTTGCATGATCGCCGGTAGATGTTCGCCAAAGTCCATGGGGCCGACCTCGATGGCGAGCGCATACGGAAGGCCGATTGCCTGCTCAAGGAGCGCATTGGCGCCTAGTCTCACGCAGTCTTCCAAAACCTTCTGCGAGAGATACCAACCATTCGCACTCGACATGATGAGCGCATGCAGCACGCGCCTCCGGTTGCCGGTGAAATAGATTTGCTGCTGGCGAACCACGAGGGTCGATTCTCTGAGCCGGCGAGAAATTACCTCCCCTTCCTCGTTCTTCTCGATGTCGCAGATGGGCTCCATCGGTGGCACTCCAAGGTTCTCCATTCGGGCCTGATACCAAGCGAACGGGTAGCACTGGCTGCACGGTTCATAGCGAGGCTCCGGAGTGAGATGTCGGGCGGAGGTTGCTACGCTCCGGTCAATCAGCATTTCCCGAGTGTGCCCGCATCCTTTGCAACTGATAGCCATCGGAGCGCCACATTCAGCGATAATGTTGAGCGCTTCAGAGGTTCGTGGGCTCATCCGTTGATAGGCGCCCACGGTGACCTTTGGGAGATCGGTAAGCTGCTCGGAGACGCCCTCGAAGCCCTTGGGAGGCAATGGAAGTTCAAGCGTGCTCATGATCAGAATGGAATATCGTCGCCCTCGTCATCATCCATCAGCGGGGATTGCTGCTGCGGTTGTGGCTGCCGCTGTTGTCTCTGCTGGGGCTTCGCTTGCCGATCTCCTCCCTGGCCGCCACCGATAAAAGTGAAGCTCTCGCCGATGACTTTGAGCCTAGATCGCGTTTTGCCAGTTTCCCGATCTTCCCATGAATCAAGCTTCAGCCGCCCATCGATGAAGATCGGGCTTCCTTTGGTGAGGTATTTCCCGAGCGTTTCAGCCTGCTGGCCGAAGAAGGTGACATCCACAAAAAGCGTCTCCTCCTGAAGCTCGTCATTCTTTCGGTATTTGCGATTTGTGGCCAGTCCGATCTCAGCGATGACTGAGCCGTTGACGGTGTTTTTTAGCTCGGGATCTCGCGTCAGCCTCCCGGCCAGTTCTATTTTGTTTCTGTCCATTTTTTATTCTTTGGGTTCAGGTTTTTTGTCATGCAGCCTCCTCCTCTCGGGCCATGGCCAATCGCTCGATGCACCATCCTCCCTCCCGGAAAAGTCGGGCCTCGTGTTCGGCGTCAGTGATGATTCTCGCGGCCCGAAGTCGGGCCAGGAACCGAGCCTCCCTCAGTTGCTCCTTCCTGGCTCTGAAGAATGCCAAGCGCTCTCGCTCCTCTCGTCGCTCCTGTCGCCTTTTCATCGCTTTCTGGTGACGCCATAGCCGAGCGGCAACAAAAAGGGCGTAGGATCGAGCACAGCGCGTTTGGCGCTGGATGTGAGTGGCAGCATCGTGAATGGTCATGGTTTCATCAGGTCGTCCTTCGTTTGGTATCGATTGCGGGTGGATGGCCGCGCCTTGGGCCGGGCATCGGCCCAGTCCCAAATTTCGGGGAGCCTTCGCCCTATCTCTTTCGCTGAAACGGGCACTCGGCGCCCGTCCCCCGACTCCTGCGAGGTTTTCCATCCGCCCACGGCGCCGACGATCGTAGAGACCGCTTCGGGATCGGTGAGGAGCTGCGGATGAGCAGCGAATTCGGCGTATTCGCTGGCGGACCAGTGAGGCCGGCGGAATCCAGCAGCGCGAAGAATCGAATTCATCGGTTCATCGAATGCCCCGCTCGCTCGCTCGCCCTCATCGCCGTTTCTCGCCAGAGAACCGTTAGAACTAGGGAGAGCGTGAGTATGTGTATTTTCTTCTTCTCCTTTCTTTACCTTCTTTATTTCGCTTTCCGTTTGCTTTTCGTTTGCTACGTTTTGCGCTTTTTCTTTGCTACTTGGTTCGTTGTAACTCTCGTAATTCAAGAGAGTTAAGACGCCCAATCCTTGCTTTTTCTGTTTTATTATCATCCCTTCCAAGGCCAAATCATGAAGGAACTTCCGAACCTTCGTTGTAGACCACTTCCAGCGGGCTGAGAGATAGCGCTCTGAGGCTGCAAGTCCCCCCCTTGGAATGGGAATCAGTTTTCCGCCCACAAGCTTCGATTGAGGCTTCCATGCGGCCATCAAAATCAGATCAAGCCAGGCGCGCAGTTTCTCCGGATCTTGCCAAATCCAGTGCTCCTGCATTTTACGGTGAAGCTTCACGTAGCCTGACATCGCGTTAGGGAATCAGATCGCGAAAAGCGTCTCCTGATTGCGTGCCTTCTCGAGGTTGAGGCATGCCTGTTTCCAGTAGCTCTCCTTCAACTCCGAGCCGACGAATTTGCGGCCCTCCTGAATAGCCACAAATCCCTCTGAGCCGATCCCCATAAATGGGGACGCCACCACGTCTCCAGGGTTGCTCCAAATCAAGAGCGCCCGCTCGATCACGTCCAACTGCAAGGGGCAGATATGTCTCTCGTCGTCTGCCTCCCGGGCAGATGACTTTTGAAGCGTTCGACTAGGGTTGATATCCATCCAGACCGGCGATGCGTAGCGTTGCCACAGATCGATTGAGAGGCGCCCCTCAGATCGAAATGATTCATCCCCCGCCCACTTGCCAAGCTCCCCGCTGACTGGCTCAGGATTCTCTCCGGGCTTGCGAAACGTGCATAAATAATCCGGGATGCCCTGGCGACTCATGCACGAGTCTTTCACGAGCTGCTTGTGCAGAAGCCCGAGCGCTTTGGTGCGCTGCATGGCGGTCACTGGATCTTTCCAAATGACGACTTCTGAATGATAAATCCAGCCGGCCTTCTCATGCGCCCGAATCACCTCCCCGCGAAAGTCCTCGATGCCGATATACCCATGCCTCGTTTTCGAGGTGGGGAGATTCATGCAATGAACCGACGTCAATCGGCCTGGCTTGGTCACCCGGAAGAGCTGATCCAATAGGAAGCCGTAGTTCTCAAAGAACTCATCATTGCTCCCGCAATTCCCCATGTCACGCTCTGAGCTGGAGTAGGTGTAAAGGCTCGCGAACGGAGGAGAGTAGATGGAGAAACCGATGGACTCATCTGGCAGGCCAGAAAAGACCTCAACACAGTCGCCGCGGTAGGCAGTCCAAGTTGAACCGCTTTTCTGATCGATGCACTTCATGGCTTCTCAACGATCGTCATCATTAGTCTCAGCTTGCTATTGATCTTGCGGGCGTCTTCGAGCATGTCCGCGATCGCGACTTGCATGCCCGGATCATTTAGCGTGGACTTGCGGATCTCTGTGAGATCATTCTCGGCGAACTCCATGGATTGATTCGCCTTCGTAAGCAGCTCGTATAGACTGGTCATAATAAAAATGATGGGATCACCATCGATTGATTTGCTTTATAGGTTTTGTCGATTCGCTGAGAACCTTTGATGTTCTCCAGCGTGAAATTTTGCATTTGTTCTAACATTCGGTTCGCCATCTCTTCAGCGTCGGCTTCCTTGCGCTTGATATTTTCCACCACCGCGCCCTCCGTGTTCGCCGTGACCACGTAGCAGGTGACAGGACTCAACTGGCCAAATCGCCAGCACCGCCGCACCGCCTGGTAAAATTGCTCATAGGAGTCTGAGAGCCCTGTGAATGCCATCTTGGAACAGTGCTGGAAGTTCATGCCCCAACCGCAAATGGAAGGCTTGGAAACAAGCACACGATAGCGGCCCTCAACGAATCCCATCATGCGGTCCTCCTTTGACTCTGGCGTGTCTGAGCCTCTTACCTCGACGGCATCACCGATAGCCTTCCGCAAGGCATCGCTCTCTGAGTTGAGATCGCACCAGACAAGCCATGGCTCATCTGACCCGTTGACTAGATCGGCCACGGCTTTCACCCGTTCATCCACGCTGTTTCTCCGGGCTTCCTGGCGCTCCTGTAATGTCCTCGCATCAAGAGCAAAAAGCATTTCACCAGCGTCTGGCTGGTGATCTACTTGAACGTGATCAATAAAAAGAGGAGGTAGCTCAAACGATCCGTTGTCGTATCCAATATCAGAAGGCTTTCGGATCATGAGAGACCAAGACGCCATCCACTTCCAGAAGTCCGTTTTAGCGTGGCCCTTCAATCTCCACTTCTGAGTCTCACCGCCATCGTGGACAAAGAACCGCGCCAGCATCTCGGTCCGGCTCATGCACCCAAGGAACTCAGAGTGATTGCCAAGCTCCATGAAATCGTTAGGCGCAGGCGTTGCGGTTGCGCAGAGACGAAAAGGGACGCCTCCCCAATCATCGACAAGCTGATTGCGAAACTTGCCCGTGTAGCTCTTCAGGATTGAAGACTCATCCAGCACGATTCCCGTAAAATCTTCCGGGCTGAACCTCGCAAGCATCTCGTAGTTAGTGACCGCGAGCCGAGTCTCCTTGTCGTCTTCCCTTAGATACTTCGCCCCATCGATGCCAAACTTGCCAGACTCACGGACGGTCTGAGTTGCCACAGCCAGCGGCGCGACGATGAGCACGCGGCCAGGAATGTGTCTGGCCCACTCCATCTGCATCAGCGTCTTGCCAAGTCCGCAATCCGCAAAGATGGCCGCCCGCCCGCGCTTCAATGCCCAATGCACAATATCGCGCTGGAATGGGTAGAGGTTGCCATTAAGATCCCCAATCTGATCTAGCCCCGTCGGGACATCCGCCACTCGCTTCATCGCGAGAAATTGTTGATAATCGCTCATGCTCACAAAAAAGCCCCCGGTTGCGATGGACCATGAACCGAAGTCCATGCTGGAAACATCCACCGCAACCGAGGGCCGCGATTCCTTTCTAGACTGGTTTCCAGCTCAGTCATGGTTTATCATATCAAGCAGTTTCCCAGATGGCAACAGTTTCCTTTTTGGAAATCGTTCATTCTAGGAAATCCAGTAAAACCGCCAGCCGTCATCTGCGCCCCATCTGCGGAGCGTGTTCTGGAGGTGAATGCTGAGCTTGTTGCCGTAGGTCTCCCGAGAGGCTCCTGTGCGCCAGTTGATCGCCAAGCATTTCCAGAGCGGCTCTGACCCATCCCATTTCATAGAGACTCCCTCACTAGGTTTAGAAAGTCCTCGGCCCGCATCATCACAAGCCACTCACAATTGTTTTTCCGGTGGGCGACGTAGGGAGTCTTCTCCCCAGCGTCGCGGATCGCCTGGCGCATCGCATCGTAAATTTGCAACCGCTCCACGCGCTTCACTTCGCAGTGAAACCCGGGCATGTCTTCGCACTGCACGTCTGGCGAATCTGGCCCGCCGGCAAACTGCTGCCCGCGCCTGGCGTTGAATCCATGCTCGCGTAAGAATGCCGCCCATTCACGCTCTCCTCTTGCGCCTTTGCTTCTGCTATTCATCGCGTGCCTCCTCTTTGGCGTTCATTTTTGGTGCTTTGGTGCCCTGAGCCCCTCACCTCGAGGGGCTCCCGATGCTCCGCAGGTAACAGTAGGCGCTGTGTTTTGCGTTTTGTTTTTTCATCGGTGGGCATGATTGGTTAGAATAGTTCCGTTTGGCCCTGCTCCTGGTGCATGAGCCTTTCCAGCTTGCACTTGGCCGCCTTCATTGCAGCGATCCCGTGCTCTACCTGAGCCTCTGTCATTCGGCCTTTTGAGACCTCGAATGGGTAAACGCGCTCTCTACGGCGCAGCTCTTCGCTCACTTCTTCAAGAGCTTCCTGTGTGCTAATATGGTCAATGTTCATTTTGTAAGTAGAGGCATAATTTCCTCTCGTTTTTGTTGGTAGTAGATAATGAAGCGGTCTATCGCGCTTCTGACAGTTTCCGTGTAGTCGTCTCGTTCGATTCTTGTGATAAATTCCGGGAGGCCCCGGCAGTAGCTCATGAAATACCAGAAATCGAGTCCGGTGATGGCCATGCTGCCGTGAACCTGTGCTCGGTATTGGCCGGGCAGCTCTTTGGCTATTAGATATTTGCAATGGTTCTTTGCCAAGGGGCATTTGATCTCCAGGCCCGCGATCCACTCACCATCCTTCTGAATGAGGCTATCTGGCGAGCATCCCACCACCTCATCCTCACGAGTGCAGAAGCCCACCTGATGAGCCTCCATGCCCATGATCCGCTCAAATGCTTCTCTGGCTTCTGGCTCCAGCTCGTTGCCCCGGTCAGTGTGCAAATTCCCCTCGAACTTAATCTCATCCCATCGGATGCATTCGGCGCAAAGCTCAATGGCGTATTCTTCCCACTGGCTGGAGTCCTTCCCTGACGGAGTGATGATTCGCGAGAGTGAGGATGCAGTGATTCGACCCGCTCGGGCGCGAAACCACTCCTCAGTCTGCTGCGGGAGATCCCAGATTTTCACGCTCTGTTTCTCCTGCGGCTTTTTCTAGCCGCTTTGTTTTTGGCGCGGCGTTTGCGAGTTGCTTTATCTTTTGAACATTGCGGCCTCTTCCCCCGACCCTTGAACGCCTCTCTCTTTTCCCAATCAGTCATCACGCCTGCTCCTGCTGCCAGAGCCATCGCGCCAATTCCTAACATGGCTCTTTTGTTCATGCATTCACCTCCTTCCACGCTTCGTTGACGGCCTGGGCGAAGGCTTCGGCTTTCTGGAGATTTTCTTCGTGAGTGAGGTATTCCTTTGCTGCTTTGATGACAGCAAACCCCTGCTTGATGCTTTCCTTAAACCCCTGCCATTCAAGTCCCGGCGAAAGCAGCTCCGTCGCTTTTGCAGGCGCAGCCTGTTCGGTCTTCGACTCGGGGGGCAAGGGCGGCTTGTTGGCTTCCTCTTGCTCTTTCCTGACCGCTTCAGCTTCCGCCCTAGCCTGGCGCTCCCGCGCTTCGGCTTCTTCCTTCTCGCGCCTCAGACGAGCTTTCTCCGCACGCTCACCCAGGAGATTCGCCAAAGATTCTGCGCCGAGCGCGTGCATCTCCAACGTGCTCCGATCCGAAAGGAGATCCGCGTGATGAGATGCCGCTCCCTGGAATTCCTCGATGACCTTTCGGTTCCCTTGAATCCTGCCCGTCCATTCCATCACAACGACATCGACCGCGGAGTTCATGCTCTTGATGGTGCGCTTGCCCTTCACCGCTTCTTGCAGTGCTGGCAACGCCTGTTTGGCCTGCTGGGGGAGCAGCTCGGCCTTCTCTTGCAGCTTTGTCACGGCCTTCTCGACGCAATCCTGTCGAATCTCCTCCTTCCGCGCCTTCACGGCCTTCCCGAGATCCAGCCGGACCTGCCGCACTTTCTCAGACGTGCTGGAGAGAGCCTCAAGGAGCTCGTTCAGTGCCTTCGCTTCCTTGAGCGCTTCTTTGGTTTTCGAGTCGATTTCCTCCTCGACGGCTTTCAGGGTTTTCCAGTCGTCTTCCGCTTGGCCAAATTCCTGATCTGTTGACGGTGACGTGTTGATCTTTGCCAGTCGCGCTTCAATAGCGCCCTGGTAGGCGGGAAGGTTCGATTCTACAACCTCCCCTTTGACGATGATAGTAAGGGTTTCTTCCATGGTTATTATCTAAGAGTTTCGATATAACAGCACTGGCTAACGCTTGATTTGAATTTCACCCAGAGCCGGTCTTCGACTCCCTCTCGGATCGTTGACACAATCCCACTTTCGCAGTCTGGATGACTAGCATCGCCATTGGCGTGGTGCGGTACGTAGGTGACTGGATCACCTACTTTGTATTCACTGGCTTTCTTAATGTGCGTGTCGGGCATTTCTTACAGCAGGGTTTCTTCTTTCTGTTGTGCAGGAGCCTCTGCTGGCTTCTCCGTGGCTTTCTTTTTCTCAAAGGGATCGACGGGCGCCTGTTCGGTTGGTGCAGCCTGTGCGTCGAACCAATCCTCCTTCGCGCTCATGCCGTCCCGGAGGCTGGTGTAGATTCGGCGCAGCCTGAGCACCTGTGCGGGCGTGATAGAATCCATTCGTCGTTGGATAAATCCCTCGATCATCGCTTTGGTGACGCCAAACTCCCCAAACTTTGAAAGGATCGAGCTTTGTGCTTCCGGCCCAGTGTCAGCGCTCGCCTGGAGCGTCACTTGGCACTGACTCACCGCATCCTCGATGATGTCACCGGGGATAACTGCCAGGATGCATGCACGGAGTCGCCGAGCAGCCTGATTCGCGCAGAGTTCGTAAATGTCCCGCTCGTCCTTCAGCGCATAGCCTCCCTTTTTTGTGTCGCGCCAATGGCGGACGGTGAATGTTCGGGGGACTCTCGTATTCGTCTCAAGATCCCAGGCGTAGGTTTCCACGGTGGAAATACCAACGCCGTCTTTGTCCTGCTTCCGGTCCACCTCCCTCCAACCGCTCTCGATGTTCCCCCATTGCTGGGCGACCGCCTCCGCTAAACGAATGGACGGCCCAGCGACTTCAGTGCCCCCTCGTGAGAAGGTGTAGGTCGATTGCTCCGCCAGCGTCTTGCGGGAGCAGGCGTTCGCGATCCGGTCGATGGCAGCCTTTTCGTCTCGCGGGAATCGTTTCGCGGCAAGCATGGCCATCATGACCTGACCAGTCTCCCGGCTCGCCAAGGCGGCACCGAGTGGCGAATCAGCCGTTGGTTGTAATTGTGCGCCGAGTGGCGCCAGTTCTTCCTTCATGTTTCGTAAGGGTAAAAGTGAAGGAGAGAGCCAAGGGAACCCCCGTAGCCGCTGGAGGAGGATGCGGCTATCAAAACCCTGGCTCTCCCCAAGGCGTTACTTGCTGCCTTGCAGCAAAACGGGCCGAGCTAACTCAAGGCCAACGTTGATCGAGTCCGCAATGAGGCGGTTCGTCGCCTGGTCGCCGTAGTGGTCCGCGATCCGTCCCACAGTGAGCACCCCCAGGCCATAGAGAGGTTCGTCGAATGACGCGAAGTCCACGTCCCCCGTGATCTGGTGTTCGGCGAGCGCCTCCATCACAGGCGCAAGCTCGGGCTTCGCCTCGACTGCCTGCTGGACAATCAAGGCTCCCCCGGCAGAAACAATCGTCTGCCCCAGCGGAGATTTCAAAAATCCCCAGGTTTGGGCACAGGATGGAAGTACCACCAGCGTCACGCCGCAGAAGACTCCAGCGAGGAAGATGGTAAGTGTTCTGGAAATGCGCTCGGCTCGGCCAGGCGCCCGGACAATGGGTGATTGCACGTGTCTCATAGTTAGTCGGAGTAAGGTGAAAGGAGAATCAAGAGAGAGGCGGCAATGGCCAAGAGAAGGGCCAGAATGACGCCGTTGAAGAATAGTTCACTCATGGTTAGGTTTGTTTGTTCGGGTTGCGGGATTGCTGGGCTGTGCGGCTGCCGCTCGGTTGATGCCGTCAGTTTTTTGCCGCTGCGATTCGGCCCAGGAGAATAGGGTGACCATTATAATGCCCCCCCTGTTTGAAAATTGAGCCAGCGGCAGCCCCCCGAATGTGTGGCCAGACGGAGGCCGAATGAAAACTCACGAGGCACTTTCAACCCCGGGCCAATTCCGTAACCGCAGGGACGCATGACAATCCCCTGCCGATCGCTGCCGCTGGCCGCTCGGGAGCATTCTCTGCTCCCGAAATCTGCTACCCTGCCCGAAGGACAGAAATACGTATGATGCCCCCATCCCTCGGGGGAAGGCTTGAGTGGAACCTTTGTTTCCGGGGTGTTTCCCGGTAGATTCAAAAAACAGTCTTGCAGTTTGCTCCCCGCCTCTGCTACCCGAGCGGAGTGAAAATCAAGGGCCTCTACCAGAAACGGGAGTTCTTTTACTTCCAGCCGCCGATGGTGCAGGGTGTTCGCCCGAAGCCCATCGCGCTCCGCACGAAGAACCTGCACGAGGCCATTCGGATGGCTACAGAGCTTCGCCAACGACTTTCCTTCGATCAAGATCCGGATCGCCTTAGCCATGCGATCAAGCGCTACATCGGAGAGAAGCGAGCCCTTCAGGAAATGACTCGCGGCACCCTTGAGCACACCGAGCGCTTTTTGGAGCGCTTTGCGGCCTGGGCCGGAGACATCCTGATCGCGGAGCTTTCCCGATCCCACATCGAGAACTTCCGCCTGCACCTCAATGAGAAGGGGCTGAAGGCCAGCACGATCGTCTGCCAGATGCGGAGACTCCAGGGTTTCTGTTCCTGGCTCAAGGCCAAAGACAAGATCCTGAGAAGCCCTTTCGAGGGAGTGAAGCTGCCGACTATCAAGCGGACCCAGGCCATCACATTCTGCACCCGAGAACAGCGCGATCACTTGATCGAGTGTTGCGACCGCGAAGACCTGCATTTTATCCTCATGGCGGGATTCTTCCTTGGGCTGCGGATCGGCGAGATCATCGAGGCAGTTCCCTCGTGGTTCCGAACACCGGGAGTCGTGGAGCTGACGGAGACGGCGCACTTTCAACCCAAGGACAAAGAGCGGCGCCTGATTCACTACGGCGACCGCTTCGCCCAATTCCTCGCCTCTTACGGGCTCCGTGAGCCCTTCATGGTGAGGCCCGAGGTCCGCCATGGCCGAGGCCGCATGCGCTGGCACTGTGAGCGACCCTGGAAGGCTTTGGTTGATTCTACGGAGCTTCCCTGGGTGACGCCGCACGTGATGCGCCACACTTTCGCCACGCTGCACATCCAGGCAGGAACACCTCTCGCCACCGTGGCGCGATGGCTCGGCGACTCCTACGCCGTTACCTTCGCCCACTATGCGGCCTATGCCCCTACCGATGCTCATATCAGGAACCTTGACTGAGGATTGATTCCAACGCTTCGCTGCGCTCTTGGTTGGCCTCTGCGGCCTCCAGCACGCGGTCCAGGGTTTCCCTGCGGAAATAGTCTCCGCGGGCCGTCTGAAAGTAAGGAACGAGGAGCTTCGGATACCGCCGCAGCAGTTCCTTGAAGACAGACTTCCCCCCGCAGTAAACCTCCGAGTCGCCTCGGTTGAGTCCCCCAGCGGGAGTGCTGATGGTTGTTTTTTTGTTCATCAGTCCAATTCGGTGAGCAGTCTTTGCAATCGCTCGCTGCGGTCTGCGCACTCCGGGCAGGGTTGATGACTGGCGGGGTCGTTGGCGTGCCCCATGATTAGCATACCCGTCCCATCGCATCTGCGGCAGGCTTCGCTTTCGGCAATGCACTCCTCGATGCAAAGGGTTTCCCGAAGGCCACGAATCGCCTTTAGCTTGGCGTCAACGTGATCCTGGGTCGTTTGGCGACCGTCGGATTCCTTGGCGTAAATCGCGGCCAAGGACCGCAGCTCGCGCTCGACGCATCCCTGTGATGGGACGATTGAAATGGGGCCGCAGTTCATTCGGCCTCCTCCACTTTGGCGGGGTGAATTGTAGCCTTGCCGCTCTTCACTGCGGAGAGCGCCCAATCGAGCACTGCGGCGGTCGTGGCCTTCAGCGAAAGCCCTCTCCTCTTTGCCAACCGAGTGAGGTCACGCTTATGGTTTTCTGTTACCTCAATAAGCATTTTTTTGCCCATGAGGGAACTTGTATCTCGTTGCACAGCAGGATACAACCCTAAAGTTGCCTAAAACGAAACTTTTTTGTATGTTCCGTTATGAAAATAACGAACAACACCCGAGCGCTGATCCTCAATGCGCTAAGGACCAAGGGGTTGACTCAAACCCAGCTGGCGGAGGAGATGGGCTATGGGAAGGCGTGGGTGACGCGACTTCTCGATGGGACACTCAAGCGACTGAAGGAGGAACAAATCGACAAGTTGCAAGACTTCCTTGGGATCAAGTTTTTTGTGGTGAAAGACCTGCGCCCGCAGCTCCCTCCCTCACTAATGAACCTCGCCAGGATCGCAGAGGATAACGAAACCCTCATGGATCTGCTGACGACACTGGAGCATCTACTCCAACAGGAGGCCCCGCTAACTGCCCCCTACATCCCAACGAAAAACATGACCAAGCTCGGCCAGGAGATCATTCGACTGGCCTACGCCAACGAAGACAAGCCCGGAAAGGTCGCCCGAGAAGTGCTGCGCCTGCTTTCCCAGAAAGGCATGGGATCGTGAAAGTGATGGCAGATTTCCTGATGCTTTGTAATGGCCTCCCTCATAAAATCCGCCGAATAGTTAGGCTATGATAAAAATTGCACGTGATGGGCAGGAGATTGGAGAGTTGGAGAATACCAAAGACGTTCTCAACGAAGTTGCGATTGGCAAGGTGAAGCTCACAGACCTATTCTGGGAACCCGGCATGGATGATTGGCGCCCGATCCGAACGTTGCCTGACGCAGAAGCCTATGCTCCAGAAGCCCCACCGATTCCAGAATCACAGCCTGAGTCCAGCTCTACTCCGCCCGTGGAGGTAGAAGAGAAAGAGCAAACAATCCCCGTGTATCCGCCCCCTAAAGATGAATCCATTTCAGAGTGCAGTCGCGGCATCTACATCGGGCTTGCTATTTTTTTCGGCGCCCTTGGTGTCCATAACTTTTATGCCAACCGGACCAACATCGCCATTGCACAGGCGCTCATTTCTATTCTGACTTTCTGGTCAATCGTGATCCCGATTTGCGTGTGGATAATCGCAATCTTTGAATCAGTTTCGATCACCAGAGATGGCGAAGGGAGGGTGTTTAAGGGAGCCTAGCCTAGCCTCTCCTTCAGTTTGGCCAGTTGCCACTCGATCGCCTCGATCGCCTGCATCGCAATCGGGTCAGGGCCGCCGCGGTCGGAATCTCGCGGCATTGGTTGATCCCTCTCATGAGAATGCATCAACTCTTGCACACCGGCCCGAAAATCCATCAGGTCCACTTTGGCGCCAGGGCATGATTTCGATGTCCGAGGGTCATCCCGGTGGCCATTGATTGAGTCTACACCCCATCCGGTCTGCTCCAGAATTGCGGCTGCCGCCCGGGCGGCCATGTTCCAGCAGGCCAGCCCTCGGCCTGAATAGGGATCTTCGGAGTCATAATCACCGAGCACTTCAATCCCGATGTGGGAGCGGTTGAAGCTGACGGCGTGAACGCCTCGCTCATCCAGCGGGCTCATCCCGAAGATCTGATCATCGTCGATGAAAAGGTGCGGGCCCCTGCTCCATCCAAGCGTGCCCTGGTAGTAGCTCTGGATGTTCTGGATGTGTTGGGCCTTGAGCCCGTTCGGACGCTGCCGGAGGGAAGGGGAGGCCGTGTGATGCATGGTGATCCCGCGAGCCCAGGAAAGGTCAACGGTGCGCAGATAATCCGCGAAGCTCGCCCCATCCCACACTCGACCAACAAGGGAGAAACTCATGGGGATGGGATCGCTTTGCTTTTGATGAAACTCCGGCCCGCGGTGTAGGAACCGGCGATTCCCGTATTGGCCAGGATGGCGGAGATCAAAATTTCAGGATCGATAGAGATGCCCCAGCGGGACAGAAAGCCCGATCCCACACCAATCGCGAGATTGATCACCATGGCAATGACAGAGCCCTTCCACTCAGTGGTCTGGCTCCCTGTTTTTTGTGCTTGTTCTGTGCTCATGCGTTGCTGTCGTTTGGCATTATGGTTAAACCTTTCATGCGACCAACAAGGATGCGGCATCGAATTAAGACCGATGGTGAAATCGACTCACTGTGATGCGTCGCGAAACTGCAATAGGTGATCGCTCGGCAGTCCGGATTCTTGTCCAGATGCTGGCTGGCGATGTAGAACCAGGCCGAGTGCTTCACTCCCTCGGCTTCATAAACATCTTTGATTACGCTAGGCGGTAGCCCATTGGTGGAGAATAGCATGGACCCCCGAGCCACGATGTGGTTGAGCCTAGACACGTAGTCATCGTCTAACTCGAAGTGAATGTATGAAACAGGATCCTGGGAGCCCTGACGGTATTGATAGACCGCAGTCATCCATCTGGGATTTCTTGATCCATTCCATGCCCGCAGGATCATGAACCGGTCGATGCATGTATCGGAGACCAACGCTTTTAGCTCTGCATGAATTTCGCCCCACTCCTCGATGAAATCAGTGAACGATAGAGCGGCCTGCTGAAATCGCATTTCGGATTCAGCCTGCGTGCGGAGCTTTCGGTTCTTGTTCGCCAGATACCCGAACCATGCTGTTGATAGCACTCCGAGAAACCCAAAGATAGCGACTAGAACATCCTTTTCCATCACCTGAAAAATTGAATGCCAGCCTACGTGTTTTCCAGCCTCAGAAATGGGCGTTTCTCTGGCGGAAGACGCAATCCCGATGGATCCTCTCGCAGATTTCGTATCCGGCCTCCTTGAGCCAGTCTATCACAGCCTGGTCGTCTCCGAGCCCGTTCAGCTCAAGCATTATGATCGGAGAAGATCCCTCAATGGTTCCCACTGCTCCCTTCAGTGCCTCCAGCTCATTCCCCTCGAGGTCGAGCGCCAAAAGGCCGACGTTCTTCAGGCAGAGTTGATCGATGCTCAAGGCGGGGATGGCTTTGCCAGCAGTCGAGCGATCAATCCTCCACGTTCCCGAGTTCCCTCCTTCGTTCTGCTTCAGGCTCACCATCCCTGGAAGGCCAGAAATCGCACATGGAAAGGCCCTTACGTTGGAGGCATAAGGGAACACGTTTGACGTAAGGCAGTGGAAATTCTCTTGGCATGGCTCGAAGGTGTAGACCTGCTCGAAGATGGACGAGAGAAGCCTCGGCCAGATGCCGCATCCTCCTCCGGCTTGAACAACACTTCCCCACTTTCCCACATGCTTTAGGGCCGCATCGAGGTCGTTGACCGTGTGGCGACTTGCCCAGAGACCATCGTCGTCCTTCGGCCATAGCCAAGGCCCATGCATCCCTCCGATCGTATCGTTGCGCCACTCTTTCATTTCTGCGGCACGGTCCACCATCGGTTTTCGGTGTCATGGGCGAGATGATGCACCCATTGGAAATATTCGTGATACATCGGCGCCACGTTCTCCATGAGGTAACGCTCGGCGTGCTTCCGCACGGCGGCCCGACTCAATCGTGGAGCGTCCTCCACGGCCCTCACATACTGAGCATAGTTGCGGC